AAAAGCAGAGGCTGCGGAGAAAGAAGCTGCGGCAATGAGAAAGCTGTTTGAAGGCTTGGGCTTGGCTACTGGTGAAGAAAAGATAGCAGCCGAAAGAGATCAAAGGTTAGAAAGGATCGCTGAACTAGCTAAGTCAGAAACGCAAATAGAAATTGACGAGCTTGAGCTAAGAAGGCGCGCGCATGAACAGTACGAGGAAGACCTCAAGGAACTTAGAAGAAATAGCGCCAAGTTTGAGGAACGCGATGCTGTAGGTAAGACTAATATGGTTCTTGGTGAGCTTGGGAATATGTTCCAAGGCGTTACTGCGGCAAACAAGAAGATGTTCGCCGTACAAAAGGCATATTCTATAGTTCAGACAATGATATCAACGTTTGAAGGTGCTCAGAAAGCAGCTACAGCTTACGCACACATTCCTCCATTAGCTGCTGCAATGGCGGCGGCTCATGTTACAGCAGGATTGGCTAGAGTAGCCCAGATCAAATCACAGTCATTTGAAGGCGGTGGTTTTACTGGCATGGGATCTCGTTCTGGCGGTGTGGATGGGAAAGGTGGTTTCCCTGCGATTCTTCATCCGAATGAGACGGTTATCGACCATACCAAGGGCCAAGGCCAAGGCATTACGATAATTAATAACGTTGATGCAAGCGGTGCTAGTGGAGACGTTGATTTGAAGATACGGGTTGCTATGCAGGAGACATCGCAACAGACAATCGCTACTGTACAAGACTTGATGCGTAGGAGGCGATTCGTATGACCACTTATAGTTTTTCTAGCCAAGTAGGATTAACGCCATCTAGCCAGACGTTTGAATTGGTACAGAATACCCGAGTATTCCAATCACCTATTACGAATGCCGTGCAAACGGTAGCGAGAAAAGGTGCATTCTGGAAGACTACTGCGACGTTCAACAACCTAAAAGACGCTGATAAAGGCAAGATTCAAGGATTCCTGTCTAAGTTAAACGGACAAGAACATAGATTCGAGTTCGCTGATTACGGCTACAGCAGACAAGGAACAGCGCCTTCTGGTGATACTTTCGTGGTTAATGGTGCTAGTCAGACGGGATCAACGCTGAATGCTGATGGCGCTACAATCAATAAAACAGGCTATTTGAAAGCTGGAGACTACATCGAGGTCAATAATCGATTGCATATAGTAACCGCTGATTGTGATTCAAGTGGCGGCGGTGCGGTGGTCATTCCTATAGCACCACCTTTGAGATCTTCTCCTTCAGACGGAGCAGCTATTGAATACGTGAGTCCAAAAACGGTCATGATGTTAACATCAGAGCCTAAGTGGACAACTCAACCAGGATTAGTCGCTTCATTTACGATAGAAGCTGTTGAGGATGTCTTGGCATGAGCAGGGGATTACCTAGCGCAGTTGCTACGGCAGTTGCTAGCCAGAACGTCAATCTTATTCTGTTTGCAAAGCTAGAATTCCCTAGCCCTACTGGGACGTTATATCTACATAATGGACTAGGCACTTACACTTGGGATTCACAAGATTGGTTAGGTGTCGGTGATTTAGGGACGATATCTCAAGTCCAAGAGGGTATGGATATTAGCCCTTACGCCATAACACTTCAGTTATCAGGACTAGATACTGAAATGGCTGGTATCGCACTTAATGATACCGTCGATTACTACATGCGCCCCGTTACCGTCTATCTCGGAGTCTTAGATTCTAGTGATTCTTTGTTAGCTGATCCTACTCAGATATTCGCTGGTTTTATGGATCAGATGAATGTCAGCGTTGGTGCATCAGGCGGCGATGCTATTCAGCTTGTGGCAGAGTCTGAGTTAGCAAGATTCGACAAATCCGCTAATTATATGTACACCAACGCATCTCAGCAGGAAGAGCATTCAGGGGACTTGTTCTTCAACCATCTGCACAAGATTGAGGGCGCTAAAATTAAATGGCGTGGCACAGAAGGTGGTGGCGGTGCTGGATCTCCTGGCACTCCGCAAGATCCAGGCGATATCAAAGAATACCGTGAATTCAACGGTTAAAGTTCTGCAAGCCCTAAATAAATGGGAACGAAGAGACTTTGATTACGGTTCAGTGGATTGCTGTCAGTTCGCAGGGTTTGTTGTCAAAGAGCTAACAGGCAAAGACTATCTAGCCGATTTCTACTATAATTCTGAGACAGATGCTGAGTCTATTATCAAGGACTTTGGCGATCTGGAAGACACTGCTGCGAGCGTTCTAGGGCGCCCTACAGAGGATATTAGATCCTTGAAGGATGGTTGTCCCGTCATAGTAAAAACCCCAGACGGGCAAGTTATGGGCGTTAAACTGGGAAAGACAGCAGTGTGTCTAGTCAAGAAGGGAATGGTTAGAATTCCTAAAGAATATATCGCTTCAGGTTGGGATATATGGGCTTTATAGGCACAGCTTTAATAGCAATCGGTAAATTCGTAACCGTCGGCAAAGCAGCGGGTGCTGTGGCTGGGCTGATTGGTGGCGCAGTTTTGGCTGGGGCTGGACTAGTCGCCAAAGGCGTCATGAATCTCTTTGAGATAGAGATGCCAAAAGTCGATACCGATGGTAGCCGACAAAGAACAGTCAGAGGCACTACAGAGCCAAGAAAGCTAGTCTATGGAGAAGCCTTAGTATCTGGGCCGATTACTTTTATTGGCGTAACTGGTGATGATAACGAAGATCTCTATCAAGTGATCGCGTTGACTGGTCACGAAGTTGAAGACATCACTGACGTTCACTTTGATGATGTCGTTATCCCGAACGCAGATATTAACTCTGGTGCGATAGGCGGTGGTTCTGTTGGTGGTACTGGTATCTTCAAACAGCAAAATGGTGAAGATATTGTCATCATAAATAAGTTTTATGGGACAGATACGCAAACCGCTTGGTTCCCAGCCCAAGTGGGTTTCACCAACTATACATCAAACCATAAAGGCTTAGGTGTTGCTTATATAGGGATGCGGTGGAGGCTAAACGAAGACTCGCAAGAGACTTGGGATAAGTATTCTCCGAACAATGTCAAAGCCTTAGTCAAGGGTAAGAAGGTCTATGATCCTCGTGATGACACATCGCCAGGGGCTAATCCTACTACCTCTACTTATATCACTTACGCCGACAACCCTGCGTTATGCGTTGCTGATTATCTTATGGATTCAGACTTCGGGTTAGGGATTGCCGCATCAAAGATTGACTGGGATGCAGTCGTTACAGCGGCTAATGCTTGTGATGCTACAGTTAGCATCCCAGATGGTAGCGGCGGTAGTACAACGGAGAAGAGATTTACTTGTAACGGCGTTATCTTCGGTACAGATACGCACAGAAGGAATATTAGCAAGATCCTAAGTTCGATGAACGGTACGCTCACCTATGTTAATGGTGAGTACATCATCCGAGCAGGGATCTACGAAGAGCCAAGTGTTAGCTTAGACGATGATGATTTGACTGGGCCTGTCTCAATCAAGACTTCATTTGAGCGTGGTGATCGTTTTAACACAATCAAAGGGATCTTCATTGATCCAGATCAAAACCATAAGAATACGGAGTTTCCGAAGGTAACAATTGATGACGCTGTTACCAGAGATAACGAAGAAGTATTAGAGAAAGAAATTCAGTTGCCCATGACGAATTCATCGTATATGGCGCAACGGATTGCCAATAAGTTAATCCAGCAATCAGACAATCAAAAGGTTATAACCCTTCCTGTCAATCTCACGGGACTGAATGTCCGAGTTGGGGACAGGGTTAACGTATCCCTTAGTGATCTCGATTGGACTAATCAAAAATATGAGTGTGTAGGATGGAACTTCAATGAAGAAGGCGGCGTAACGCTTACTTTACGCCAAGATGATTCCTTATCGTATTCTGATCTAGCGGTTTCAGGCTATTCCACAATTTCGGCCACTGGTGATATCACGCCAGGATTCGCTGGTGTTCCTAGTCCTAGCGGATTAACGGCTACTGCTGGATTAAAAAACATTGAGTTGAACTGGACTAACCCTGCCAAGATTGATCGTGTTAGAGAAATCATTGTCTACGCTTCTGCAAATAACCAGTGGTCTAGTGCACAAGAGATTGGACGCACATTAGGCACACAGTTCATCCATGATGCATCTAACGGCACAGATTCAATCTCCGTTGGTGATCAAAGATATTATTGGATCAGATCAGTAGGTAACTCTACTGGTCTTTTGTCTGATAGAAATCCTGATTCTGACACATCTACTATTCAGGCGACTTGTGGTGAGAATTCATCTGGTCAACAGCTAACAACGGGCGCTGTTTTAGGGTTTGATTTGTTTGATACCGATAACACAACAGTTATGGGTACTACAGACGTTAAGAATCAAGTTACTGTAAACATTGAAGATGAAAACAACGTCATATTAGAAACGGAACTCGGGAACAATCTTCTTACGCAGGTTGTAGGAGATGTCGGCTTAACAGTCCGCACAGAGGTTACAGACTTAGGGGCGCAATACTCTTTAAAAATTGATGCTGCTGGTCGTATTGCAGGATTTGGACTGTCTTCAACGCTTCCGACAGACACAACAGATCTAGGGTTTAGTGAATTCACCGTTCTTGCTGATAAATTTAAGATTGTAGATCCGTCTTCACCTAGTGACGACCCATTTCTGCCGTTCGTCGTAACTGCCAACAAGATAGAGATGAATACTGATGTAGCAATCAGTGGTGATCTTGTAACGTTAGGCACGATATCGGCTGATAGGATTCAGATTGACGGAGTAACCTTAGACACTGATGACAATGGCAATTTAATCATTGCCGCTAATGGTGTTACTTCTACACAAATAGCTGCTGATGCAGTGGGTTCAACGCAGTTAGCAGCCGCAGCGGTATCTAAAGAAAGTTTCCAATCAGATGTAAGCCCAGTACAGATAGGATCTACGCTACCTTCAAGCGCTTCGGCAGGCGATGTTTTCTTTCTTACGACGGATAGCAATCTATATAGATATAACGGGACTGCTTGGACTAAAGCAATCACTTTGACAGAGGTTAGTGATGCTGGCGATCTAGCGGCCTTAAATGATATTGATCTATCCAAGGTAACTGATGCAGGAACTCTAGCGGGTCTTAGCAATATAGATCTTTCGTATGTCACAGACTCTCGCGATTTAGCGTCGTTAAGTGTAGTTACATCTGACTATATAGCAGCTAATGCTGTGATAGCAGGCAAGATTGCGGCAGGAGCAGTCTCAGCGAATGAGATAGCAGCCAACACTATTACAGCTTCTGAGATAGCTAGTAATACCATAACAGCATCAGAAATAGCTGCTAACACTATAACCGCAGGCGAAATCGAGGCAGGAACTATTGGGGCTACAGAAATATCTGTAACTAACCTAGCTGCGATTAGTGCTGACTTGGGAACAATAACGGCTGGAAGCATAACATCAGCTATAATCAGTGGTGATATTGATACGTTCGTATCGTTTAACACTTCTACTACGCAAAGCCTAAGTCCAGATGATGGCGAGACTGTTATTCAAACCATCGTTATTCCTGCTAACACTTTAGGGCATACGCCAGTTATTCATGCGGCCTGTCAAATTGAGTATCAGACTAACTTTGATTCTGGATCAGATAACGGGGTTACTTTCAGAGTACGAGACACAAACGTCTCTGGAACGGTTATTTCTACCTTGTTTTATACGAGGAGAAAGTCATCATCTGGGACGCTTGAGGATGATAGCGTGTTTATCTTCGCGACAGACACTAAGACTACTATTGAAAAAACCTACGTCATTACAGCTTACGCAGCTAGTGATAATGATTCAGACGATGTTGATATTGATGCGATAGAAGGTATCGCAATAGGCGCTAGATAATGTTTGCGAAATGGGACACAGAAAACGATTGTTTGTCAGCAGGCCCACAGAGTCTTAGAGTTGACGATTCTTGGCTGCCTGTTGTCGATTCTGTCGGGGCTTTCAACAAAAGGACACATTCCAAGCATTTAAGGCTCGGAGATGGTCAGATTGACTACTATTTGGTAGAAAGAACGTTTGACTGGGCAGCGCAGAACCGAGGAATTAGAAATAATAAGCTATCAGAGACTGATTGGACTCAGCTTTCAGATAGTCCGTTGTCTCAAGAGAAAAAGACAGAATTTCAAACATACCGACAAGCGTTAAGAGATTTACCAAATCATACAAACTGGCCCAATCTGAATGATGAAGATTGGCCTGTAATGCCTTAAAATGCTAACAGAGGTGACTTATGGCTAAGATTTCAGAACTTTCAGACGGCGGATCATTACTACCTACGGATACGTTAATTGCTGTCCGTTCTGGTTCTAATGTCAAAGTAGTAAACGATACGCTGAACGTTACAACGTTGAACCCTGATCAAATCAACATGGGGGACAACGAGCAGATCCGCATGGGTAATAGCCAGGATTTGTTGATCTATCATGATGGCACGAACAGCCGAATCAATGATAACGGCACTGGTAATCTTCGCCTTCAAACTGGTGGTAATACGAAGCTGGAGGTAACCTCCACAGGCATAGATGTTACTGGTAACGCTACGTTTGACGATAATGGTAAAGCTATCTTCGGTGCTGGCTCTGACCTACAGATTTATCATGATTCTAGCGATAGTTACATTGATGAAGTAGGCACTGGTAATCTTTTAATTAACGCAAATAATTTAAGATTACGTGACACAAGCGGTAATCCTTATCTCTTGGGTAACTCTGGTGCAGAAGTTAGGCTGTACCACAGCGGAAACACAAAACTCCAAACCACCTCCACAGGCATCGACGTAACGGGCACTGTGACTGCTGATGGTTTGACTGTTGATAAAGAAGGGACAGACCATTTAAAAATTACTGATACAAGCTCTTCAAATGCTTTAACCGTTGGTATTGGTAACACCGTGGGTACTGTTGCTGTTGACCCTACAAATTCGGTAGCGTCGTCAAAATTAGATTTTTCTATTGACGGAAGTACAGCAATAAGGATAAACGCTGGCGGCGACATCTCCTTCTACGAAGACACTGGCACGACTCCGAAATTCTTCTGGGATGCTTCGGCAGAGTCGCTGGGGATTGGGACTGATTCGCTAAGCGGAAAACTGCATGTTAAAACCTCAGCTTCTAGCGCGCTAATCAACGCATCAGCAGATGATTTGATCGTAGAACATTCAGGAAGCGGTGGAATCACCGTGGCGTCTGGCGCATCCGCATACGGAAGCATGTTTTTTGCAGACTCTGGTAGTTCTGTTGCAGGATACATACAGTATCTGCATGGCGCGGACTATATGCGATTTGGAACCAACGGCTCAGAAGCCATGCGCATCGACTCAAGCGGGAACGTCGGGATTGGGACTAGCAGTATTACGGCAGGACGCACTCTTGAAACCGTAGGCGGTAGAGTACGCTTTGATAACACAGCGGACGCATACCACATTGACCTTGCAGTTAATGGCAACACCTATGCGTACATTGGCTCAGATACTGACAATCACCTTGTTTTCTACAACGGAATCGGCACAGAACGCCTCCGCATCGACTCAAGCGGCAACGTCAAAATAGGCACGGGCACTGACCGTTTCAGCTACTTGACAGCTTCTTCTGCTAACTTGCAAATTGATGGCGGCGTTGTATTTGAGCCCGGTTCTGGAAACAACGTAGAGCTATTTAACTATCGATCTACAGATATGCTGTTTGGCAACGGCGGCACAGAAGCCATGCGCATCGACTCAAGCGGCCGCGTTGGGATTGGGACTAGCAGTCCCGCAGAAGAGCTACATATTTCTTCATCAGTGCCAAAAATACAAATACAAGACTCAGACGGTACTAACCAGTACGGACAGCTTTACCATTCTGCTGGTAGCACTGTTATACAGGCACGTAACAACACTTCTGATGGAACTATCATCTTCCAAAAATATGATGGAACCACTACAGATGAAACCATGCGTCTCGACTCAAGCGGCAACTTGTTGGTTGGAAAAACCTCTGCAGGTATAGGGACAGCAGGGTTTGAGGCATCGCCTAATGGTTACTTTTACGGCACACGTAACGGCAACTCAATGGCACTTAATCGCTTGACTACAGATGGTGACATTGCAGTCTTTCAGAAAGACGGCACAGCAGTCGGTAGTGTTGGTACTGCTTCAAACACTATTTACATTGACGGTTCATCAGCTAATACAGGTTTGCAGTTTGCAGGTTCGGCTATAGTACCAAGAGATGCGGGTAATCTTGATGATGGCGGTGTTGACTTAGGTACATCTTCTTATAGATTCAAAGACCTCTACGCCACCAACGGCACCATCCAAACTTCAGACCGCAACGAAAAGCAAGACATTGAAGAGCTATCTGACGCAGAGCAACGTGTCGCTGTTGCCTGCAAAGGTTTATTGCGTAAGTTCCGTTGGAAGTCTGCCGTTGAAGAAAAAGGCGATGATGCTCGTATTCATTTCGGAATCATTGCGCAAGACCTACAAGCAGCATTTGAAGCAGAAGGCTTAGATGCTGGACGCTACGCAATGTTGATATCAAGCACATGGACTGATGAAGACACTGGTGAAGAACGTACACGCTTAGGTGTGCGTTACTCAGAACTACTAGCATTTATAATCGCAGCTATTTAATTAAGGAGCTAACTAATGGCAACAACATGGACAATCGCAACACTTGAACGTGAGCTATCTGACGGCGGCGTTATCGTCGCACACTGGCGAGCTACCGATGTAGACGGAGACTACTCTGCATCATCATACGGCACTTGCGGCTTTACTTATGACGCATCTGCTTCTGACTTCACGCCTTATGACAGCTTAACGGAGTCTCAGGTACTAGGCTGGTGCTGGGCTAATGGTGTTGATCAAGACGCTATAGAGGCATCGCTTGCAGCCAAGATTGAAGCTGACAAGAACCCAACGCAGGCGAATGGAGTGCCTTGGTAATGGCCGAGGAAGCCAAAACAATAATGGATGGCGTTGCCGTTTCAGGCGGTATAGCCACGCTTGCGGGATGGCTTCCAGATGTTGCTGCCCTTTGTACTATCGTCTGGTTATCCATAAGGATTTGGGAATCAGACACAATCCAAAACTTAAGGAAATAGAATGCCTACTCTGAGAATTGATGATCGAGAATACGAAATTGAAGATCTTAACGAAGAAACCCAAGCCAAAGTTGGCAGGATGCAAGAGATCAATTCCCAGATCCGTTCATTAAATCTTCAGATCAGCGAATTACAAACCGTCTTTCAGGCGTATGTAAACACTGTGAAGGAAGAACTAGATGGAAGTGAACGACAACACGAATCTGACGATTCCGCTACGTAATCTTGTAGCTTTAATCTTTGCAACAGCGGTAGCTGTTCTAGGTTACTCTGAACTTAACTCCAGGCTAACGACCTTAGAGCATGGTCAGACTATTCAAGACATGACCATCCGCGAGAATGCGGCGTTTGTTCGGGAATGGCCTCTGGGACTCAGAGGAGCCCTACCAGACGATCTAATCCAGAACGCTAAGATCTTGGCCCTAGAAGATAAGCACAAAGAAATCAATCTGATGCGGGAACGCATGAACAATCTACAGATAGAGATCAATCGAGCGCATGGGGTTGATGAAACCCAGAACCAAAAGATAGAAACAATCTTTGATATCTGGAATCAGCAGATTCAAGAGTAATGAAGTTTTACCTTGTAACCAAATTAACGCTAGGCATCTGGATTGACGATGGTTTAGCATTCGACTCTCACGAACAATGCAGATACCACGCTAACATCTTGGAACAAGCTGGGATGATCGTGATCTGCGAACCAAGGAGTACAAATGGACATCATATCAATCATCAATCTGGCGACCACAGCAGTGGCGCTAGCATCAGCAATAGCAGCAGTAACCCCCACGCCCAAGGATGATCATTGGGTAGCGAAGATCTACAAGATTGTAGACATGATCGCTATGAACGTCGGCAAGGCTAAAGACAAGTGATAGACAAGCTCATAGGGCCAGTAACGGGGCTACTAGACAAGTTCATAGAAGATAAAGACCAGAAGGCTAGGCTTGCTCATGATCTGGCTACGATGGCAGACAATCATGCCCAGGAGTTGGCTAAGGCGCAGTTAGAAGTTAATAAAGTCGAAGCAGCACATCATAGCTTGTTTGTTTCTGGCTGGAGGCCCTTTATCGGCTGGACGTGCGGACTGGGCATGTTTGGGAACTTTATCACAATCCCGTTCGCTAACTTCGTTTTAGCGTTGTTCAGTATAGACATAGTTATACCTCTTGTTCCCCTAGAAACGATGATGCCCGTACTCATGGGTATGCTTGGTTTAGGGGCAATGAGGAGCTACGAAAAAAGTAAGGATGTACACAGGAAGTGAACAATCTAAGAGAAATGCTCAAGAGACATGAAGGCGTGAAGTCTCATGCTTATCGTTGTAGTGCTGGGAAAATTACAGTGGGAGTCGGTAGGAATATCGACTCTGATGGTGGTTTAGGTTTAAGCGATGACGAGATCACCTATCTGTTAGATAACGATATCGTTCGTTGCATACAAGAATTGAACGGAGTCTTTCCGTGGTTCAATCAGTTAGACACTGTACGATCTGATGCAATCATCGATATCTGCTTCAACCTTGGCCTACCGAGACTGATGTTATTTCAGAAGGCTATCAAGGCTATGAAAGAGGCTGACTATGAGACGGCTGCTGATGAGTTCTACGACTCTAGGTGGGCCAAGCAAGTAGGCAACAGAGCTATTGAAGTCTGCGAGATGATAAGAACAGGTAAGTACAAATAGAAAAGGCCCGAACAGCAAGGGGGGGGAACTGAACGGGCCTTGGAGCAAGTCCGAGAAATATAACATATCCCATAGTTGCAGTGTTAACTGGTTCTGTTACAATGTCATTGCATTTGTTAACAGGAGCAAGTAAATGCAACAATCTGAACAGGTCAGTGAGCTATTCACTGCGGTAGCTAAGGCCCAGGCTGAGATCAAGAATCCAGCTAAAAACACCAAGAACACTTACTTCAAGAACGAGTACGCTGATCTAACGGCTGTGTTAAATGCCATTAGACCAGTTGCTGCGGCTCATGGTTTAAGTTTCATTCAATCGGTAGATATGGTTGATGATCGTGTCACCGTTCAATCACAGGTATCCCATAGCTCTGGGCAGTGGATCAAGTCATCTGCGATGGTTCCGCTATCCGATAACGTCAAGAACGTTCCACAAGAGATCGGGATTATTTCTACTTACATCCGTAGGTATCAGGCTCAAGCGATGTGGTGTATCAATGCCGAGCAAGATGATGATGCTCAACCACTGACGGAGCCGGAGAAGGCTGATGAGCTAGACGATATCTTAGGCAGTAAGTCTCAGATCAGCGGATTAAGTGATGAGCAGTACGCCAAGCAAGTCAAGCAAAAGGGGAAGAAATGAGAGCAAGGTTCTTAGATTGGGGGTTCTTCATCGAGGCTGGTGACTTCATACCAAAGAAGTATCAAGGCAAGCGTATTCGTAAGCTGAAGAAAGCGGCATGAAGATCCACAACGTTGAGCAAGGAACGAATGAATGGTTCCGACTGCGTTTGGGCAAGCCATCGGCATCTAGATTCAAGGATTGTGTAACGCCCACTGGCAAGCCATCATCTAGCTCTGAGAAATACATGCACGAGCTTTTAGCTGAAAGACTAGCCAAGAAACGGTTCGAGACATTCGACACATTCCATATGAAACGAGGACGAGACTTAGAACCGCTAGCAGCGGAAGTCTTCTCCTTTCAGACAGACTTAACCTGCCGAGAAGTTGGGTTTGTAACCGATGACAAGGAAGCTATCGGTTGCAGTCCTGATCGATTGGTAAACGGAACAGGATTGGAAATTAAATGCCCCATGCATACAACGCATGTGAAGTATTTGATCGATTACCATAACAAAGGGATTATGCCGACTGAGTATTACGCACAGGTTCAAGGCACGATGTGGATCATGGATCTTCCCGAGTATTGGTTTATGTCGTTTCATCCTGATCTTCCCAATCTAATCATGAAAGTCCCACGGGACGATAAGTACATCGCTGGTCTTCAAGCGGCGATTGAGAAACTACTTGAAGACTTAGAAAATAACTTTCAACTCATAGGAGTCTAAGATGCAATACGACAATAGGGGAAAAGTAAGCCTCTGGAAGAATAATCGCCAAGGTGAAACCCAGCCCGTAGTTACGGGTAATGTGGTTGCTCATCGAGATATCAAGGAAGGTGAAACCTTAGATATCGCTTTGTGGAGGCGAGAAGATGCTGCTGGGAATCAACCGATAATGACGGGTAAGATCTCAGACGGATTCAAGAAGGACGATGGTGATGACCTACCGTTTTGATTTCGGCAAAGGTTTGAAGGAGGTACAAATTGAGCAGCGGGTTAGTTCTTCTGAGCTAGCCCGTAGGCTTAATGTACACCGGCAACAAATCAATCACTGGAGGGGTAGAAAGGATGCAAAACTTTCGTTGGTGGTTAAGGTATGCGATGGTCTTGGCGTGGAGGTCTTTGACTTCCTTGAAAGATCGAGTCATTAGATTTCTCAAGATGTTGTGGCTAGAGATCAAGTGGTTTATCGAAGATGTGATAGCGGAGATTAAGCGATGAACGGCGTATTCTGGATGATCCGTAACCGTAAGGATATCGATGACGTTCTCAAGTTCTTCAAGAAATTTCTTGATGAATGGGATTACTCTCGTCCTATTGCGTGGAAGTTAGAGCCTTATTCAGCGACTCGGAGCCTGTCACAGAATGCTTTGTTTCACATGTGGTGCGGCGAGATGGCAGATCACTTCTCATCGAAGATAGACATCACACCTGAGAAGGTGAAGTTGTTAATGAAGAATGAGTTTCTAGGAACTGAGGATATAATGGTTGGATCGACTGAGATCAAACACCAACTCAGATCTACGTCTAGCCTGAGTAAAGGGGAAATGCATCAGTTTATGGAACAAGTCTTCCACTGGGGGCTAGATCATGGGGTTACTTTGACCAATCCCAAGAATAGTGAGTTTTTCCGTGCCAGAAACGCTGCGATCTAAAGCCCTACGATTGTTTCAACTCAAAAGACGATTAGAGTCGTCAAACATTGATGGCTTTTGTGCGTGCGTCACTTGCGGGAAGGTCGATCACTATACCAAGATGCACGGTGGGCATTTCATTCCAAAAGGTTCATCGTCTTATCATGCTTTTGAAGACCACAACGTCCACGTTCAATGTCCTGGGTGCAATCTATATGGGATGAAGCACGGAATAGCGCCTTACAGATACCAAGAGTACATGATTCAAAGGTACGGGAAGAAGCGGGTTCAGCAGATGTTGGCAGACGCAAAAAAACCTATTAAATTTTATGCGGCTGATTATAGGGAAATGATCAGGGCGTATAATGCCAAAATTAATAAACTCAAAAGCAAGATGCTTTGACTGTGGCGCTCCAGCAGTGCATGCTCATCACGTTGTACCCAAGTCTTTAGGCGGTACGACTACGGTAAACCTTTGCGCTGAATGTCACGGGAAAGTTCACAACCGTAAATTCGTAGACTCTTCTGCTCTAGTAAAAAAGGGGTTACAGAGACTTCATGAGAAAGGTTACTACATTGGTGTGCCGCCGTACGGTTTTACGTACGTGTCTGGGAAGAAGGTCGTCAACAAACAAGAAAAAGAGATTCTTAAGCTGATATTCAAAAGGGAAGAAGAAGGATTGAGCAATGGGGAAATCGCCAGAGAACTTAACGAGAAAGGATTACCTAAGAGAAATGGCAAGCCATGGTCTAGGGGGTGTGTCTGGGGAATCCTCAATAAGCATCGATCACGCGAAGCCTCACCAGTGGGATCAAGTCAGTAAGCCATCGCACTACAACAATGGTGGAATAGAGGCCATTGATTACATCAAGCAGCAGCTAGGATCTGGGTTCAAGGGGTACTTGGAAGGTAACGTCTTAAAGTACATCCACAGACACAAGTACAAAGGCAACGCCAAGCAAGATCTTGAGAAAGCTCGCTGGTATTTGGATCGGTTGATTCACGAGATCGACTAGAGTATATTTGAATGTGTCGGCGGGGCTGCCAACCCCTGAAGGCCGATTTGAACGAGGATGATAAGAACCGTGCACAAACCGACACGGTGTCTATTATACCCTCCTCTGAAAACAGCCTTCAACTGGTTTATTTCGAGTACCAGCCGATCATGCGTCTGGCAGAAGCGTGCCAGCATTGCAGATAGCGCTAATCCGTAAACACGTTGTAGGACTGACGGCTTGTCCTGATTTACGTCCCAAAAATGCAGAAGACCCAAGTGGGTAATGTTGGTGTTGCGACCAACGTTGGAATGCGAAAGCACATGAGTACCGCATCTTCGGATGTAGACACACCAAGGCTAAGTTACCTAACGAGTAATATGCCTGTGTCTTGCAAAAGGGAAAAAGCCGAGCTGTGTCTGGAGGAAGCATGAAGGTATCACTAACAGAAATAGAAGTATCAATAGCGGAGATCGCGGGGAAGATGCTTAATGAGTACAGTGTGGACAACGCCTACACCAATAAGAAACGAGACGGCAGATCAGACCTAGAATTGCATATCGAAGGATTTGGTTACGAACTAGCAGTCGCAAAAGCGTTAAATGTCTATCCTGATTTCAGTTCCGAATACAGCAAGGTTGATCTTCATTGGAAGGGTAGAACGATAAACGTCAAAGGGACTAAGTATTCCAGTGGAAGATTGTTAGTCCCAGACTTTCAAGGGAAGACAGCGGATTGGTACATCTTGGTTACGGGTCAGATACCAGAATATCAAATCAGGGGTGTAGCTCATGCTGATGATATCTTCAAGCAAGAAAACATAGGCGACTTAGGAAGGGGAAAGTCTTACATGCTAAATCAAAACCAATTAGGAGACTTCGAGGGCTGGATGCATGCTTAGACCACATCAAGAGCAAGCGATTAATCAGTTAAGGCATTCAATAAAAAAAGGCAATCAAAGGATTGTACTCGCAGCGCCTTGTTCATTTGGCAAGACTAGAGTAGCGATGGAGATCCTCAAGAAGACTGCTAAGAACGGTAAGAAGGGAATCTTCATCTGCGACAGGATTAAATTAGTCCAGCAGGCTCTTGAGGAGTTTGACAGAGCAGGAATCAGGGTAGGGGTAATGCAGGGGGATCACTGGCGAACAGATCCCAATGCAGACATCCAGATAGCGTCTATCCAGACTCTAGCCAGAAGAAAGTATCAGCCACTGTTCCATGTAGCGATTATTGACGAGTGCCATACCCACTATCAACACATCACCGAGTTGATGGATAAGAACTCGAAAGTCATATTCATTGGCTTGAGTGCGACTCCGTACACCAGAGGGCTAGGGAAGCACTACCAGGATCTAGTAGTCCCGATTACGACAGAGCAGCTCTTAGACAAAGAGTATCTGTGTCCTGTTAAGTATTACGGCGGTACTCATGTCAACTTAAAGGGGATCAAGACCAAAAGACTTCCCACAGGTGGATCTGACTATGATCCAATGTCTCTGGCGAAAGCTACAGAAGAAGATTCTAAATTAGTCGGGGATATTATTGAAAACTTCAAGAGGTACGGCAAAGGCCAGACAATTGCGTTCAGCCCATCCATCAAAACGTCGAAAAAGTTGGTGGAGATGTTTCGGAAAGCGGGAATATCGGCAGAACATATCGACGGATACATGGACGACGAAGAAAGAAGAATAATCTATGAAAGTCATGATGAAGGCGACTTCCAAGTATTAAGTTGTTCACAGCTTTTAAATACAGGCTATGACGCGCCAAAGGTCGAGACGTTGATTGACTTAAAACCTACGAAGAGCCTCATTAGTTACATCCAGCGAGCAGGCCGAATCATGAGGCTTCATCCCAACAAGACTCACGCGGTTTACTTGGATCATGCAGGTAATGTCTTGACCCACGGCTTTCCTGAGTCGATTGTCCCTGAATCTTTAGACACCCAGGAAAAGACCTACAACGAAAGAGATTTAGTCAAGGACAAGAAAGATCCTGAGTTGTCCGTTTGTCCACAATGTTTTCAACATTTCGTAGTAAAGTGTGTCTGCGGTTACGAACGGCCACAGAAGCAAGTCCTGAAGTCAGATGATCAGATCCTCAAGGAACTGAAGAAGAACAACAAAGACTTCACGAAGGAAGACAAGTCTAGGTGGTTAGGCGAGCTCCAGTTCTACGCTAAGAAGAAAGGCTACAAGTCTGGATGGGTATCCCATAGTTATCGATCCAAGTTTGGGGTGTGGCCTAACGCGATCAAACCGCAGCCAACGATTCACATCTCGGATGATGTGAAGAACCACATTACGCATCTACAGATTAAAAGGATAAAAAGTGTTAGCTGACATACTGCCGCATCTCAAAGGAGTTACTAAGAAATCAGGGAAGATTTGGGCAATATGTCCCGCACATCCAGACAAGAATCCAAGCCTGTCAATAACCGAGGAACCCGATAGGGTATTGATGCATTGTTTCGGATGCCAAGCAGACGGGATGGAAGTGATGAAAGCCTTACGGCTATCCCCTAGTTTACTTTTCCGTGATCCTCGTAGAAACGAGATACCCAAGGCGGTGCTAGAAAAGGCAGAGGAAGACTTGTACTTCATCGATATCTTCGAGCAGGAAAAAGCTAAGGGGAATCGGATTACTTATAACGATCTCAAGCGGTATCGACTAGCGAAGGAAAGAGTCAAGTTATTAAAAGCATCATAGTTATTCCAAAACGGTCTAAAAAAACATCACTAATAGTAAACAAAATTGTTGACTTAATGGTGGGGCTAAGTAAAATAGATTCCAGAAGTTAACGAAACGGAGCAAGCAAATGAATTTTCACCAAACGGACGGAGGCAGAATTTTAAAAACCTTCAAAGATGATTGTGTCATTCGGTCAATATCGATTGTTCTCGAGGAGAGCTACGAAAAGGTTTTCCAAGAGTTGATGCAGCTTGGCCTAGAAATGGGCGCTTATCCGAGCCATGACAAAGTTTGGATCAAGTACATCGAGAGCAAAGGCTTTATAAAAAACAAGCCGCCAAGGGATCACAAGGGCAAATTGATTAAGCTAAAAAATTGGGATTTCAAGGGTGTTGCAGTTGTTAGAAACAGCGGGCATCTAACAGCAGTTGACAACGGATGCGTTTTTGATTCATGGGATTGCCGCTACAAGCCCGTTAATAGTTATTGGACAAAAGCGGAGTAAGGGGTAATGATGAAACCAACCAGAACTGAATTGTTGTTAGCGTGGATGACGTTAGTAAAAGTCCGAGATTACTACGATGGGCGTGAAGTCGATGAGTGTGATCAGCAAATGATCTTGTCTGTCCAAAAGCTGCTAGATAGGCTACAGGACAAAGAGAAGTGAAAATAGTCAGGGGAATCTATCACAAGCCAGACGAGGAGCTTGAAAGAGTAGTTTATGCTCACACTAGAAATTCAGTATTTGAGCAGATCAAGCTGAA